CCACTGGTTTCAGGTTGTACAAACTAAACTGACCGTCGACCGTGTTCCATTTTTCCTTAACATTTTATACTGGAACATTTGGAACATTGCCAAAGAACACGGTACAACCCGCATTCTTTGGCTCTAAATCGTGTTCCAACTTTGTCCGTTTCACGTGGAACATTGTGGAACATTGTGGAACATTCACAACGCCCAGCGACCGCTGTCCGTTGGAAGTTAATCCGTAACTAAATAACAAGAGATAATTATGAACTATTACACTATAGAGTCGGGCGTACCATTGCCTATTACACAAGAAGATAAGAGATCTAACACTAAAACTCCAATTGCTCATTACACTTATATGACACCTGGTCAGTCAGTGCTTGTACCAACAATTGGTCAAGCTCGGTCTATTGGTAATTTGTTGCGAAGCCAAGGTTACAAAGTAACAGTGAGAACTATTACTAAGAATCAAGCTTATAGAGTCTGGAGACTGGAGTAACGAACGGTGGCTAACTCCACCGCTCGAAAGTTAATCCGTAATTGTTTTTTTATTAACTAATGACATAGGAGGTAATCATGTCAAATATATATTCATTAACCGTTGCTTTCCCTGGTAAAGATGGGAAGACACGTAATCGAGAGCTCGGTATTGCTACTGTTAACAAAGACGCAAGTCTAACGTTGCACTTCGATTTGGCGTTGCCCATCGACCCTGCAACAGGATACCCTGCTAAAGTTTTCTTGAGAAAGATTGAGAGGAAACAAGAACCTGCGCCAGTCCAACAGGAGTTGGAGCTAGCTAGTTCTTAACAACTGCCCGTAAGGGGTGGGTACCGGACGGCCCGGCTGGGTTTTCTAGGGACTTATAAACGAGAGGGGTTCGATTCCCCTTACCTGCCCTTGCAGTAATAATTTAGGGAGGATCACTTCGGTGGTTCTCCCTTTTTTTATGTTTGAGTCATGTTAGGTTGCCAGTCAACCGTGCTCGTACCCTTATGCTTGCGCTGCTCGTACCTCGCAGTTTCGTTTGCGTTCCGCAAACAACACTCCCTCGGGCGACGTTCGTTGTTTCACAACCGCTTCGCTCTCACGTTGCCGTCGGGAGTGCGCTGGCGCTTCAGGGTACATTCGCACTCCCACTCGCGAGCTAACGCTCTCAAGTGCAAGTTAATGTTATGTGAATTTTATGTGTAATTAAAAATAGGAGGCTATATGTACATATCTGAAGTTCCTGTACCCGACTGGGTACTCAAAAGCGCTGAAGCTAGTGAAATGCGTTCGCGAGCTAAAGTTTTCGATATAAATAAACTAAATACCATAAAGGAGGTAAATTATGGGAAAGAATGTTGATAATGATATCTTTGACCCATCGGATCAAGAGGTAGGCCCAGAGTTGGTTTACGCTGGTCCAACAGACGAGTCTATGTTCACCGCAGATACATCGGGTGATCCAGAAGGCTCGGAGACAAGAGCCGTACCAGATGCTATATCGCTGCCTGACTTCTATTACAAGAAGTACAGTCTCGATGTCGAAGGTAAACCAACCTTCAACCAGTCGAGAGTTGCGGGCATCATGGAGGTATTCATGTCTAAAAAAGAGTTACCGTTCGCTGTTGCGACTGAGAACGAAGACGTCAAAGCTAAAGAGCTAGCGTTGTTCGAGACTCAGGTACAAGCAATCGCTGATGGTCTCATGCCTTTGTTGGAGGTTGACCCCCAGACAACAGGCATCAACTTTCTACAGTTGACAACTAGGACTTGGGCAGAGTTTGCATCAATTGCATACGAGTTCAAAGAAGATGCAGAGGCATCCAATCCGAACGATGATCTACCTGATTGGTTGATCGAGCGCGAGGACAAGATGTTTCAACTTGGTCGCAAGGCTAGGATGTGTCGAGAAGTACTAGCTAAAGTGGACGACAAGTTCGGTTTGAACGACACTAAAATCAATGATTTCAGAGTGCAAAACGAAGTTGAGCGTAGACTACAAAGACTGGCTGAGTGGAACTACAACAAGCAGGCCGACAGGTCTGGTAAAGTAGCCATGGATCTTAACAAAGGTACCCATGAGCACGTCAAGTCTATCTTTGAGCTAGCTTAAACTGTTCGTTAGGTAACAGTATAATGACCTAAACGTTGGCACCACGGAGAAAGCCCGGGGGAGGATGAGATAGACTCCCCACCACTTTTATATAAGGAGAAAACAATGGGACTAGATCAAAGAGCTGGCTGGATAAAAGACAACGATGACAACAAAGCTAGAAAGTATTCTGTACATGACTTGTACAATAGCCATCATAATAGCAACGTTGTCTCCATCGATTCAGGAGAAGAAGTTACAGAATTTGAATGGCGCAAACATTCACGTTTGCAAGAGTACATGCGTATAGTTTGGTACAAAAAGAACAAAGGTACTGAACCGCCTACAAATGTAATGGGCGATGAATTCAATTGTTCAAACGTGTACTTAACTGAAGAAGACATCTATGCGCTTCAAACGCTTATCTTAAATCAAGATTTGCCTGAAGCAGAAGATGGCTTTTTTTGGGGTACTGAGTACCAAGAAGAGGCTATGAAAGAAAATAAGATGTATGATCTTAAGTTCTGCCATGATGCACTTGCCTGGTTAAAAGAAGGCAAAACAGTATTCTATTCTTCTTGGTGGTAAAATTAACCGACGGGTGCGTGCTTTCAGCCACCCAATTCATCAAAGCTTGGTCCACTTTGGGTTAAAAACGGACTACATTTATGGGAGGTAACAGTGAAGTTTAAAGAAATAGAGAATAATAATGAAAAATAAAATAACTACAGGTGATGTAGCTGATCTTTTAGGAAGTTTTAACGACTTTGACGAGATAGACTACAGAATCGAAGAATGTGCGACTGAAGGTTGCGTAGCAGTAGTTTACTTTTACGAAGATAAGCTGACTAAAGAACAACAAAAAACAACTTACTGAGAATAACAATGGCACAAAGACAAACACCTAGATCCAAACAAGGTATGTACAACCGCAAGTTCAACAAAAAACAAGTAGAAGAAAAGCTCAAAGAAAACGCAAGTGACTTTGTAGCAGATCGTATTATTGTAGATATGGGGGATGACTAATGGGACAAGTAACTTGGATGGATAGACAAAGTTATGTTTGGTGGCGTGCTACATTTTTTGATGCAGCTACACCAGATATGCAAATGACTATTGAATTTATGGCGCCTAAAGCTGGTAGCTCAACAGAAGATTTACAAAGGTATGCTTCTCGCCAATTTAAGGACATGCTAGAACAAAAAACTATTAAAATCAAAGACATAGAGCCAGTAGAAACTTAATACATATTGTTGCAATCAAACTATAGGAGGTAATTATGCAATCAATCAAACCATCAAAACTGCCAACGTTCATCAAAATGAACTTACAAGCAGATCTTAACACAATGATCTGGGGTGGCCCAGGTATCGGTAAGTCCGAAATCGTACAACAAGTAGCTAAAGACTTAAACTTTGGCCTTGTTGACTTTCGTGCAAACTTATTCGATCCAGTTGACGTACGTGGTGTGCCACACATCATGCAGGTCAAAGACTCAACCAAGCGTTACACACGCTGGGCTGTGCCTGATGTGTTTCCAATCGCAGAGCGTGACGGACAAAACGGTATCATGTTTATCGACGAGCTTACAACAGCACCACCAGCTACACAGAATGCTTTCTTGCAGTTGTTGTTGACCAGAAAAATTGGTGATTACACATTACCATCGGGCTGGTCAGTTGTTGCTGCTGGTAACAGACTAACAGATGCCGCAGCTGTATATCAGATGCCTGCTCCATTACGTGACAGGTTCAGTCATTACGAGCTCGATGTAAACTACGAAGACTGGTGTAACTGGGCTGCAAGCAACAGGTTAGATCCGACTGTTGTATCTTTCATACAATACAGGACTAACTTGCTCTACAACTTCAGTGCAGATGAGTATGCGTTTCCTACACCTAGGAGCTGGCACTTTGTAAGTAAAGTTTCATCTAAGTTGTCAGACAACATGGATACTTCAGACATGTTCTCAGCAGTCGCATCACTTGTTGGTGACGGCGCTGCGGGTGAGTTTGTTGCTTTCAAAGAAGTTGCAGACAGCTTGCCAGATATCGATCAGTTGATTGAAAAGCCTGAGACTTACAAGAAAGATGACAATCCAGCTATCTTGTATGCACTTACAGGCGCTGTAGCTGCTAGAGCTCGCGATGACAAAATGGAAAAGATCATGAAGGTTAACAAAAAGTTGCCTGTTGAGTTCCAAGTCATCCTGGTCAAAGGTGCGCTTGCAGTTGAGCAAGACCTTAGAAAGAATCCAGAGGTTAAGAAATGGATTCTAGATAATGCTAACGTAATACTATAGGAGGTAATAATGGCAACAGTAAGAATGGCTGACAGACGTGTTGATGACATCGTTGACAAAGCTAGAAAAAAATACGAAGAAGTAAACAAACCAATGGAGTTTGATACTACTATGACTGACAATCTGTTTACAGAAGCTTATGCTTCTAAGTTGCAGTCATATTATTTGTGGATGGAAGAACACTTTCCAGAAATACCAATAACTAAAACAAGCGTTGATGCTGTTAAGCTTACATATCTTGAACCTTCAGATCGAGAAGGTGAAGAAGATGCTATGTATGATCGGTCAAAAGACTGTGACTTATCTACATCACAAGTAGTTCCAAGTACTTTTACAGACCGTTATGGTACTTTTACAATACGAGTTGAGCTAGATGACCCATGTTTGCAGCACGCTATACAAGTTGATAACTTCAACAATGACTTGCGTGACAAAACATGGTCTTACGAAAGAGAAGTCAGAGACCTTTGCTATCAGTTCAAAACACTCAATCAAGCACTTAAGCATATGCCTGCTTTAGAAAAGCTATGTGATCCAGACGATATTGCACGCGTGCATGAAAAAGTTGATCGCAACAAAGCTGAAGAAATCATGCAAGATGTAGTTGATGAGAAAGGTCAAGAACTTAAAGAAGTGCTATTAGAATCAAGTTTACTAGGAGATAACAATGTCTAACGATTCATTTACCAAATCTAGATCTAAATTAGTTTTAGACAATCCATTCTTTGGGACGCTATGCTTACGCTTAACTCCCAAAGCAACAGAGGATGTTGATACAGGCGCCACGGATGGCGTATCACTTCTGTACAATCCTAAATGGTTTGAAAAGCTAAAACCTTTGGAGCGCATAGGCTTTCTAGCCCACGAAGTAATGCATGTAGTTCTTATGCATCACATTCGTAGACAAGAGCGTCACGCACAAAAATGGAATGTTGCTGCAGATTATGCAATCAACAATCATCTTATACAGAACAACTTTATTCTCCCAAAAGGAGGATTGGTAGATGATCAGTACGACGATATGACCACTGAAGATATATACAATAAACTTCCCGAGCCTCCGGAAGGTGATTGGCAAATTCTTCTAGATGAAAGTGGTTGTGGCGATGTGCTTGATCATCCCAACAAAGCAACTAATACCAGCTCTATAGAAGCTGAGTGGACGGTTGCTATCAATCAAGCTTATGAAGCAGCTAAACAGCAAGGCAAAGCACCAGGTGGTATGGAGAGCATCATTGAAGATATCAATACACCTAAGCTTGACTGGCGTGCTATCTTGCACAGGTTTTTGTCTGCTAACACTAAAAATGATTACAGCTGGGCTAGGTACAACAGACGCTTTATTGCAGGCGGTTTATACTTACCATCTTTGTACAGTCCTGCATTGGAAGAGATTGCGGTGGCCGTGGACACTTCAGGATCAATCAGTGACGAAGAGCTTACAACATTCACAACAGAAACCTCTGTAATACTCAGAGACCTTGATCCAGAGCGTATACATTTCATACAGTGTGACGCAGAAGTACAAGGCCATGATGAGTACACTCGTGAGTCGCTTCCACTAAAAGTCAAATACAAAGGTAGAGGCGGAACTGCCTTTGAGCCAGTTACTACTTATATCAATGAGAATATACCGAACTGTAAAGCTCTTGTATATCTTACTGATCTTATGGGTAGCTTCGGTGATGAGCCGGCTTACCCAGTACTTTGGGTTACAACAGAAGAAGGAGGTGCGCCTTATGGCGAAGTTATCAAAATCTAAAGAAGTGTTTAAAGACTATACAGTATCTGTGCTTGTGGGCAGTGCTGTATTGCTAGGGCTATTGGCTCTAGCTACTTCTATCCACCACATGCTTATGTTGCTGGGCATTGCAGTATTGCTTGGCGTTGTTTTATATACATTATGGAGAATCTTATGACATCTATCGTATCAACTGCTACAACAATCTTATGGATCTTAATCGAAGCTATACAGTTTGCTTATATGGCTTACCTAATGTGGAGGAGTAGAAATCATGTATCTAATCGGCATATTCAGCGCGCTAGGTCTGCTTTTGCTTGCGCTTAAAATCGGTGGTCGTAAGACCATCGGCTCAGACATATTTGTTGACGTGCTTATCACGTTGACTTTGATGGTTGCCTTCTACGGCACCTTCAGCGGCATGGCTGCTGCTATGCTTGGCGGCCTTGCTGCCTCAGTTGTATTGTTCTTGCTTAAAAGAACTATGCATCACGAAGTTCTCACAATTAAACCTGTTGAGAAAAAATTGTTTAACAAAGCTGTGCATGTTCCTAAACCTATCTGGGTTGGACAAGAACCTGCATGGCGTAAAATCAAACCAGGAGAATAACTATGGCAACAGTAAGAATGTCTAAAACCTTAGTAGATCAAATTATTAAAAACTTCAAAGAACAGTGTGCAACAGCATACGCTGACAATAATGAAGTTGGAGATTTTGTAGAGGATGTATGGAAATCAATGCATGTCGGTGAATTTTTTGAGATTGTTGAAGAGTATCAAAAGTATCAAAAATTAATAGAGTACTATATAGAAACTTATGGTGACTTTGATGCTAACCATTGGCAACAAAACGTAAAAAGACCTGGTTTTCCTTTCAGCGTAGTTAGTTCAGTGTGGTTTGTAGTTAATCCAGCAAGACCTAATACAGAAAATAGAACACACATCGAAGAATGGTCTATGGAAACATATGACAACGAAGCTTTGGAACGAAGAGATATTAATGAGGCTGTAAATTATGTTGAAGGTGATCAACTTATTAACCTGCCTGTTTTATTATCTAAAACCTTTATAAACGAATATGGCACTCAGTATGAAGGTTTACCATTTCATTATGCATCAAGGGAGGATCGTACTTATGGTTTACATGACGACTTTAGAAATCGAGTTACAGGTGCAGCATATCCAATTGTAATATCTTTAGAGTCAGATGTAGAAAGAATACATACTGTTGCAGCTGGCACGTTTAAAATTAATCAAGCAGTTGAAGACATGGATAATTACTTATCAAAACTTAAAACGCTTAAGCAGTTTATTGACAACTGGCCAGGGGCCGAGAACCTTGTACCAAATGAGTACATGCAAAGACACGCTAAGAAAACAGTTCGTGCAAAACCAACAGCTGAACAAATACCTGATTTACCAGACGAATTGAAGTCTGATGTTAATGCAGCTATATTAGAAAACAAACTTGTTGGAGATTTATAATTAATTATAAAGAACTAGAGAAAGATTGGGCAAAGTCCTGTCCCGAAGAAGCGATGGGACTGCCTGGTCATTTGTATAAACAAACCATTTGGAGGAAACAATGGGAGCATTTAAACAAAGTCTGGCAGAAATACACGAATCAACGCTCTTAGTTGGTGTCAAAGTTACTGCAAGCATATTCAACGTTTCAGAAGATTACGTAAAAGAAGCAACAATGACCTGGGATGGTTACGATTGTCCTTGGGAAGAATACGTACATAGTGCTCAAGCTCAGTACGGGGTTGTAATAGAACCATGAGAAGAAAATGTTCTATACCAAGAACCGATTATATATTTCAATTTGAATCTACTAACCATGGACTTGTTGATTGGCAATTTCACAAAAAAGTTGTTGATAAAATGCATCATGCTACATGGCTGGTAGGCAAAGAACATTTAGTTGTGCTTACAAAACTAGATGAGCAAGCTAAAAAAGAAGTCCATCAAGAACTATTTGAAACTTTTGAAAAAATAGATAATCAGTCAGTTAAAGACCATAACAACAAAAAAGCACGTGAACGACGTGCAAAAAAAAGCTAACGCCAGATGGGTGACATGCTGACGCTAGCTTAATTTTTAACTAACAGATTAAGATATGTATATCCACATTTCTAACGTGCCTGTTGCAACATCGCCTGCTGGCGCTACCTGACATGTAATGTCGATAGTGTCGTCTGCAGTGTAAGTTACAGGAGCAAGGTTAGCATCTTCATGATCAACACCACCAGCTTGGCCGATTGTAGAACCATCAAGAAATCTGTCAGGATCAGTAGCATCGCCTACATCTAGTACTAAACCAGAACCAGTATCTAGATCAGATGATTTGATTTTAATATCATGTAATGTTTCACCAGCGAAAATGTCTACCATTTGGTATACATCAGCAGCATTAGGTGCAGCAGTTACATTGAATTTAGCATATCTAACTCCGACAGCACCACTTGGAAATGGTTTAAATGCAGAGTTACCGTTAACTGAGTCACTTGTAAAAGTAGCCATAGTTTCACCTTATATTTTACTATTGCACATCATTATGCAATACTCTCTGTTATAGAGACATTTTTGCGAATGTCAAATTAATTAAGGAGTAATTAAGGTGCCACCCAGCTACGTTTACGTTAAAAGAAACCCGATACACCCTTACATTTATACAATACCCGAAGATTTGCCTCACATACAATGGAAGCGAGTTCGAGTGTCTATAGCGTATAACATGTGTACTAGTAAACAAAAAGGTTGGGAGAGAGCAAAAACTAGTGAATACATTGATTGGTGCGAACAAATGCAAGCAGCTGGTCACAAAATTGTTTAGGAGAAACTATGCGTAAATTATATTTAGACTTTGAAACGTACTATGATGTTCGTTTTAGTCTTACAAAGATGACTACAGCCCAGTATGTAAATGACGAAAACTTTTCTGTATGGGGTGTTGGACTAAAGTTTGATGACGAACAAACACAATGGATCCCAGGTGACGAATGTTTTGAAGTATTACATTCTATTGACTGGGATAACACTGCTGTAATCTGCCACAATACTTTATTTGATGCATACATACTTACCCATCACTATGGAGTTGTACCTAAATATTACTACGATACAGCTGCAATGAGCCGTGGTGTGTACCCAAATCAAAGTGCAAGCTTAAAAGAAGTGGCCATGCGTGTGTTTCCAAACGATGCTACTAAACGTAAAGGAGATGAGTTAGTCACAGCAAAAGGTATTAAAGACCTACCACCTGACATAGAAGAAGATATTGCTGGTTACTGCATACAAGACGTAGATCTTACTTATGATATATTCAATGCTTTTTTACCTACTTACCCAGAACAAGAACTAGATCTTATAGACCTTACTTGTAGAATGTTTGTTGAACCTAAAATTGTTCTTAATAAAGAACTACTTGAAGAACATAGAGATAATGTAAAAGAAACTACTGCTAACTTAATAGAAGCTAGTGGACTTACAAGAGAAGTCCTGGCGTCCCAAGTAAAGTTTACACAACACTTAACCGATGAGCTGCAGCTTGTAATACCAAAAAAGAAAAGCCCACGCACTCGTCAAATGATACCAGCACTTGGTAAGTCTGATCCAGGTTACATACAAATGTGTCAAGCCCATCCAGAGCACCAACCAATATGGGATGCTAGAGAAGCAGTCAAGTCACGCATAGAGGAAACAAGAGCAAATAGATTTATTGAATCAATGAACCCAGATGGAACTATATCTGTTCCACTTCGTTACTATGCTGCACACACAGGCCGCTTTGGTGGTGCAGAAAAAATGAACTTACAAAACCTGCCACGCGGATCTAAGCTTCGTACTGCATTACAATCTCCAGCAGGCCAGCTCATGTATGTAGCTGATTTATCAAACATTGAAGCTAGAATGCTCGCTTGGTTGGCTAAAGAACAAGATCTTATTGATGCGTTTGCAACTGGTAGAGATGTGTATTGTGAATTTGCTAGTCAAATATACAACCGAGAAATTACAAAAACAGACAAACTAGAACGATATGTAGGCAAAACTGCAATATTAGGACTAGGTTATGGTATGGGAGCCGACAAATTCAAAGCAACTTTAAAGTCAGGATCACCATCTGTTGAAGTTACCGACGCTACAGCTCTTAGTATTGTAAGCCAATACCGAGGTATGTATCCAAACATACCCCTGCTGTGGGCTGGTTGTAAGAACTTACTGTTTGCAATGATGAACCGTGGTTCAATAGGCATGGACTATGGACCGTTGACCGTTGACACTAACTCGTTACAACTACCCAATGAAATGCATCTTAAGTACCCACAGTTACAATATCAACAAGGAGAGTTTACATACTCCAGCGGGCGTAGTTACATACGTACGCACGGTCCTAGAGTTACAGAAAATATAGTACAGGCTCTCGCTCGAATTGTTATTACTGATCAGATGTTGGAGATACAAAGAATACCTGAAGTATCAGTTGTATTACAAATACACGATGAAGTCATCTCACTTGCATCAGATTATGAGCCCGACAAGACTTTAGAAAAAATTATAGATATAATGAAAACACCTTTATCTTGGTGTCCAGATCTCCCATTAGACGCCGAAGGGGGATACAGTACAAGCTATGATAAATGAAAAATCTAATATTAACTAGGCGAGTAAAACAAGGAGTTCTTATCTACAAAGATGGAGAGTTTGTATGCGAAGTTACTGTAACAAACCTAGGACTTAAACAATGTAAATTAGGTTTTGTAGCTAAAGAAAACATAAAGATAGACAGAAAAGAAAAAGGAGGCCCACATGGAAATAGTCTTTCTACAAGCAAAAAAGAAATTAGTTAAAGAGATATCAAAAAACTCAACAACCCCTTATCCACTCGTAAAGAAATTTACTTCTCATCATTTTGATTATAAGAAAACACAAAAAGGACTAGAAGATTTTTACGAAGGCTTACAAACAGCTGCCGCTGCAGGCATGTGTTTACACAAAGGTTTATTATTAAGAAAACTACAAGACGAGCCCCGGGCTTTAGTTGCAGATAGAAACGCACCAACTGAGCTGTTGGTTATAGATGTAGATGGTTTACAAATGCCAGCTCAAGATCTGACCGATGTAAGGACACTAGCTGAAAAGTTTATAGTTCATATGCCTGAAGAGTTTCAGAATGTATCTTACATAGCACAAGCAAGCGCTTCGTTAGGTCTAAAAGAAAATAAGATATCTTTACATTTGTTTTTCTTCTTAAAACACGCGGTACACCCAAAGACCCTGAAAGAGTGGTTAAAGACACTAAATTATGAAACAGACATGTTAGCTAAGCACTTACAACTCTCAGCTAACGGGCAGAGTTTAAGTTACACATTAGACCCTTCAGTAGCTGAAAACAGTAAATTAATCTACTTATCAGCACCTAAGTTTGTAGACATGGATGACCCCATACCAGGAGACAGGTTTGTATTACAAAAAAGAAATACAAGTTATTTAGATCTAAACGTAAGTAATATCAACCCAGAACGCGTACACAACTTAGGCGTACAAATAAAAGATAGCTTACGTAAAAAATTAAACTTACCAAAGAAAAGCTCAAAGATAACTACAATAACTATAGCTAACGAACAACAAGAAGTACTTCAGAACCCAGATAAGATGACTATAGATGTAGTACGAGTCAACGAGCCTTACGTAAACTGCAATGTAAACGGAGGCGACAGCAATGGCTATTACTTCTTACTTTCTAATCCTCATTATATGTATAACTTTAAAGGTGAACCTATATGGGAAATACAAAAAGCAGATCCTGATTTCTATAGAAGTATATTCGAAGTTTTTGCTGATAAGATACAAGGTGACCAGCAGCTGAAGCCTGTTGTATTACGAGATTTCTATACCGATACTTACTTTAATGGTATCTATGATGACAATAGACAGCAGTTTACAGATGAGTATCCACTCACTCCTACTCAAAAATCTTCATTAAACGACTTCATGCGCACGCATAATCGTACATTACCTGATTACGTACCCGATGCGCAGGTTGTATTTGATCCATCTTCTGACAAAGGAATACAACTAGACCAGGCCCCTTATCATGTAAATTTATACAGAAAAACAGCTTACATGTTAGATGCAAAAGAAACAGTAGAGCTAGAATATGGTACTGCTAAAAAACTAAAAGAACGCGTACCAAACATATACAAACTACTGCACCACATATTAGG